TGACCGAAATCGCCGCCGTGCCAGTCGGCGGCGACATTAGGGGCGCTGTCGTAACGCGGCTTGCCCTCGTGGATGTTGGCCTTCGCCAGCATCGCGTTGGTGATGGGAAGAGGATACCGGACCATGCTCATCGGGTCGGGTCCTTCTTCACGGCAGCGTCGGCGGCAACCGGCGGGGAGCCCTCGGGGTAGGGCGTGCGGGGGCCTATCCCAAGGTCCTCCATCGTCTCGACGGGGCCCGGAGAGACCTCGGAGGCGCTGGCGGGGCCGACGCCGGGGACCTCGCTCGCGGTGTCCTTTTCCTGCTCGGTCAGCATGTCCTCCGGCACCACCGCGAACGCGGTCGGCGCGGCAGGGTCGGGCGAGTAGGTGGTGTTGGCCGGGGCCGGGCTCTTGACGGCAGGTGGCGGCGGGGCGGGATCGGGCTTCTTGACTTCAACCATCGGTCTCTCCTTCGGCTTGGGTTTCGGGATAGCGCGCTTGGCGACGATCTTGGCTGCCTTGGGTTTGGGCTTGGGCCTCATGTCACATCACTCCGGGCGGTGGCGGAGGCCCTCCCGCGCCCATCGGTGCGGGGGCTTGGGTCGGGGCGGGTTTGGGAGGTCCCTTGCCGTTCTGGCCTCTGGAGGGGCCCGGCGGGGCTCCGGGGGGCCCTCCACCCTGTCCCGGGGGAGGCGGGGCGGGAGGCCGCATCATGGCACCCGTCGGGTCCATCTTCATGTAAGCCCCCAGCATCTCCTGATAGCCGTCCACCATGTCGATCACGCCTCTGGAGTGGCGGACCGGATGCAGCAGCATCTTGATCATTTCGAGGGTCATGTTGAGGATCATCGGCGGCGGCAGGATACCGGTCATCATCAGGCCCTGCGCGGCTTGCATCGTGCCGCCGATCACCTGCATGATCTGCGCGTTGGCTTCTTTTTCGGTGGCCTCGTCGGCCTGCACGGTGCTGTCGGTCTCGATGTTGATGGAGCACATCCGCGAGAAATCGTTGCGCAGGATGTCCATGATGTCAGGGGTGACGTTCTCGCCGGTCATGCGGGTGAGCGTCTCGGCATCGAAATTCTTGGCGATGATGTCGGACTTCAGCCGCATCAGGTCTCTTACGAAGTTCGCGACGGACTGCTGCACGCCCTGCATTCTTCCGGCACCGATCGTGCCCTTCATGCGCTGCGCGGTGGCGGTTTCGTAGGGGTTGGTTGCGCCCCGGACGATGTCGGCGATGCCGATGATCTCGTAGATCGCGTTCTTCTGCTGGTCGCGGCTCATGTAGAGTTCTTTGAGCGCGTTGACCCACTCAAGTATCGGGACAAGCCAGATGTGATTTTGCAGGCCGCCAGACATAAGATCGACGCCGTCCACAGGCAGCAGCTTGCCGTCATCAGCCGTAAGAAGGTTCGCAATGTCCGCGTTCGCCGCATTGTAGCCGCCACGGACTTTGATTTTTGCCGTAAGATCACTGATACGCCGAGAAGTGTCGTCCAGATCGGCGGCGAGATGGGCGTACAGGTCATAGAACGCCTTCGGGATCATGGTCTCGGTCGTGACCACGGCATAGATCGGCTTCGGAATGGGGTAGAAGCCCTCCAAGCCCAGAACGTCGGGATCGACGCGCAACGCGCAGCCGCCACCTTCGCGTATGATCCAGAGCACTTCGCGGGTCGAGCGGTTCCAGATTTCCCAGACCATCGCCTTCCGCACAACGCTGTCGAGCTTTCCGGACGCCTTTGTCGAAGGGCCACCACCGACGGGGGACTTGGCCGCGCTCTCCTCGGTCCATTTCAGCAGCTCCGATAACTTGCCGTCTTTCTGGTAAGATTGCAGTTTCTCGCTGTCGCCGAACTCCGAGAGAAGGGCTTTTTCAGCGAACAGATGCCGGAACGCGATCCATTCGACGTCGCCGTGCTGGCGCACGGGGTCGATGAGGATGTCCTCCCAGAACACATACTCATCATCGACCGTCTCCCAGATTTTCGCGTCCTTCATCTGGGGCTCGCCGGTCACCGGGTGCGCAAGCGGGCCTCCCATGATCGGGTCCTCGACCGGGATTTGCTTGAGCACGGGCTTCCAGCGGACGCGACAAATCCCGCGCCCCGGCAACAGCATGTCCCTGACGGCAGCTTTCACCGCTTCATGCGAAGCCTCGTCGGCCACCACGATCTCCAGCGCCTTCTCCATCACGGCAGCGGCGGTGTCGATATCCTGCTGGCGCGGCATGCCGGGCGGCATGGGGGCCGGTTGGGGGACGGTCTGCGGGCCCACGGGCGGAGGTGAAGGCGGAGCCCCGCCAGCTCCCGGAGGGAGCGACATGGGCGGGCCCCCACCGGGGGCATCTCCCGGCGGAGGCCCTACTCCCGACGGCTGGGGTAGGGGGACGCCGCCCGGAGATTGCGGTGGAGGGGGCATCGGGCCCCCGGGTGGAGCCAGCGGCATCGCCGGGCCTCCGGGGCCCATCGACGCGGAAGGTTCACCCGGGGGGCCCGCGCCCGGAGGCAGGGGGCCTGCTCCGGGAGGAGGCATCATTCCCGGCGGAGGACCACCCATGCCCGGGGGCATCATCGGCATGGGCATGGGCGGCATCGCCGATTTCTTGACGAAACGGCTCCTAACCACCGGATCGGGCGGCTTGGAGTACGCCGCCGGAAGCATGACTTCGGTGTTGGCGTAGAGGATGTTGAACGTGGAAGATTGCCCCTGCCTGCTCGAACTTACGGTCTTGCCCGCCTTGGGGCGGGTGATCGGGATATCGCCCCGGTAAATCTGGACGATCTCGCGGCCCCTTGTGCGCCAGTCCTTTTCGGCACGCTCGGCGTCGGCGAGGGCTTTCTCCCAGAAACTGGTATCCACTTCCTGCGCGTCGGACGCGGCGACCTCGGGGCGATCCGGGCGGTCGGCCTCGGGGCTCGCGGGTGTTACCTGCGGAAGATCGTCGCCCTTGGAGTAGGTGGTCTCGGCCATCTAGTCCTTGCCCTTCTTGGACTTCTGCTTGGTGCGGATGTAGGAGCCCTTACCGCCGAACGGGGCCTGATCCTCGGCAGGCTTGCCGCCCATATGCATCGGGTAATCGAAGCGGGGATCGGGGACAAACTGTCTTTGGGGGAGCGCCGTGGTCGGGTCGGTCGGGGTCTCGTTGCGGTCCAGCACCTCGCCCGAAGTGACGCCTTTCGCGAACTGGGCCGGGCCCTGCTGCATCCAGACGTTCTCCATCGGCACGGCTTGGTCGTTGCCGCGATAGAGCAACTGCGCGAACGCATCGCGCAACCGGTTCTCGGCGGCCATGTCGTGGTTCTGCTGCTGATCCGGCATCGGCATCCTCCGGGTGTTCGAGCCCTACACCCGCTATGCGAGTTCGTCCAGCTTGAAAGCATTTCTGACCATCAGCGGGTTCTGGTCCTCGTCGGCCTCGACCCTTGCGCCGAAGGGCCGGGACATGCAGGCGTAGCGGATGTCGTCAACGGCGTGATCCTCGCCCTCGGTGTCGAGGTCTTCAGGTCTGTTCTCGTCGTGCTGCTGCATGGGGAGGGTTCTTATGGCGTCGCGGCAGTGGTCAACGAAGAAGATCAGCGGATCGCCGTCGTCGTCGCCCTTCAATCGCCAGCGGACCTGATCCCAGCCACCCATCCGCTTCGGCGTAGAGACACGCGAGTTATCGGCACGCCGGAAGTAGACGCCGTGTCGTGCAAACGTCTCACCAATGCTCGGACCTGACACGACTTGGAATGCAGAAGGGTCGAGTATTCCGTAAGCGATGGGCTCGCGGAAACCCCTGCCGTCGGTTTCTCTTCGCACGACTTCCTTCGCAACCGCGTCGGCAGGCAGCTTGAGCCCCTTGTTGGGGGCGGAAGAGCCATACCATTCGCGATATCTGATAATGCTGTTTTTCGGTATTCGTCGCTTGTCATGGACAAAATCCTCTTGCGCCACGATCCACCAGCCGAGCGAGAACGGGGAGGCGGAGCCCCAGTCCATGCTTCTGAAGCGCGTCCAATGGAGGGGCATTCGCGGCGGCGTGATGACATGCCGCTGGGGCTCGAACTCCGGGAAGAACGCACCCTCGATGACGTTCCAGTCGCCTTCGAGCCAAGCCCTGACGAGGGCTGGAGACCCCGAGGCCCGGAGGCGGTTGATGTAGCTCGGGTCGTTATTCAGCAGCGCCGGGTTGTCCGAGATTTTGGCCGGGATGAATATCCGGATGAGGCCCGTCTCGGCGTCTTTGATAGGCCTGTACGAGCCGTTGTCGATGACCCAGTTTTTTACCCAGTGGTGCCCCGGGCCCCCCGGATTGCACGTGGCTCGGAATTGACATCTGGCACCAGAAGTCGTGCGTAAGGTAGCAAAGAGCCGAAAGATGCCGGTAGGCGTCGCATACTGGGTCAGCTCTTCGACATAGACGCGGGTCAGCGACCAGCCTTGGTAGTTCATCGCATCGGCGTCGTTCTCCAGATACGCCATGTGAAACACCGCC